TATGGAGGCCCCCAGAGGTCAACAAAGGCCCACTCTACACACCTACTGTGTAAAAAGGTGTGTTTTCTATCCCAAATTATAGGAGTCACGTCATGTCGGATGGAATGGTTAGCGAAAAGTATTTTAATTGTCCCTTTGTACGGAACAAGAACTCTACTATTTCGCTAACCTCTTATGCTGGAACTGTTAAGTTTCCCGCTAAGAAAGTTTTCTTTCCGACATATATCACCACTTTTCGAAGTGGTCCTGCCTATGCTAGATCTATCGCGCAAGGATCCATTCCCGTTCCGGCGAATGAAACTTACGCTGAAGTTCTTGCATCCCAGCTTGGAGACACTGGTCATGAATTCTCACTTTCTAAAACCGAGCTATTTGATAGCTATGTTCGAGCGAGTGGGGATCCTAACTATCGTCCCGCTGGGGCGTTGGTCGTCGCTGAAGGAAGGAATGCTGTGTGGTGGCCTCGAATCAACGGTCATACTGTTGATTTTGACCCGTCCGCAACATCCCTCTTTCGGACTTCCGACGCTGAGCTTTTAAAGATGGGTACCGATTTTATTCACGATACTCAACCTTTGCGCTCACAGGCGGATCTACTTGTCTCTCTTGCCGAGCTTATTAGTGAGGGTTTCCCCTCACTATTAGGCGAAGCAATTATCAAACCTTCTTTAAAGAAGGGTCGTCACCAGACTATTAAAGCTCTCGGTGGCGAGTACCTGAACGTAGTGTTCGGGTTCGGTCCCATGCTCAGTGATGCTAAATCTATTTACAACACTGTGCAGAAGATTGATACGATAGTAGAGCAGTGGATTCGTGATAATGGTAGGCCTGTCAGAAGAAGAAGGAGAGTTACGTTGCCTGTAGAGGCAACTAATCTCTCTCATTCAACCCTCTTAGGAGGCAATCTCGGATGTGTATGGTACACTCCCGGTGCTACCTCTTCAGACCCGTTCACAGTCGGTTCCCAATTTGGGAATCCCGGCTCAGACGGTGGCAAGCTTACCCAGACTGGACAGATTATTGTTGATGAGGATATTTCCTTCTCATCGCAATTCACTTACGATCTCTCAAAGCTCCGACTTTCGTGGGGCTCTAATGAGGTAAGTGACCAGAATCCCGATCTTCGATCTTATCTCGGACTACATGCCCTTGGGCTTAGTCCGACAGATCTTAGCTTCGTAACTCTCTGGAATCTTATTCCATTCTCGTGGCTGGTCGACTGGTTCACCAATATTGGTGATTTGTTCGATAATTTTCGAGCATTCCAGACGGCTGGGTTGGTCTGCGACTATGCATATATAACCTCGACTGCAACAAAGAAGATGTTTTTGACATCCCAATTGTTTAAGCCCGGTTATTATGATATTGCAGGAACAATTAACGCCCGGCAAAAGCAGGTGCGTCGATTGAAAGCAACCCCTTATGGTTTCGATTTCAAGTTTCAGAGTTTAAATAACTCTCAACTTGGAATCATGGCTGCGTTAGTTTCTAACAAAGCTCTTTAATCTAACACAACTGGACCAAAAGTTCAGTCACCCCTATTGGAGTAGAAATGGCTCTCGCCGATCCACAAACGGTCAGCACCGTTGCCCTTGCTCGTGTCAGTGATGACGCTTACAAGAGCGAATATTGGTCTGCTGATCGAACTGCCCAGGAGACTATCGAGTCCCGCATTCTCTCGTCCGGAAGGACGCGACATGTGGTCCGCTATACCCTTACAAAGGTTGCCGCGGATCCTCTCACTGCCATTAATAAGTCTATTGATGGTACCGTGACTCTCACTTTCGATCTCCCCGCTTGGGGTTTTTCGGAAGCTGAGAAGATCGCGTTGCTAACTGGAATTAACACCCAGTTGTCAGCGTCCACCAATGCCGTATTGAAGGCTGTGTTGGCTTTCCAGCATTAGCTGCAAGCCAGGCAGTTGGATCAAGAATAGAAGCGAGCAGCCTCCTGCATGAATACCCCCTATAAGGAGGATTTATGAAAAGGCAGCAGCTTTTACTCCGTTCTGTGCTCTTTGAGAGTGCAGAGTGGCTGCGTGTTGACCCCACTCGTAGTTGGATAACTATCCAACAACGTTGTGAAAATGAAGGCATTAGTTTTCTTACGATAACTATGCCCCGGCTCCATGATGCACTTATGATTTCAGTGTCTCAAGGACGTTGGATCCCTAACCGGCTCTGGAAAGAGTCGAAAGGAAGTCCCGTATTTTTACAGGAGTTCCTTGGATTCATTTTCGATTTTGGGGTCGCGAGTCAACCCATCAAAGAAGATTACGAAAGCATCTCTGCTTTACGAATCATTCGTCAACTACTTCTCTTAAACTCGAAGGTTGAGGTTTTACCCTCACCGGCGCGTTCTAAGAAAGCTATTGACAATTTCTTTGATACAGAGATGGAATTGAGGGATAAGAAACTATCTATCCTCTCAATGGCCAATAATGACCTCTTTCTTAAGGTCAGCCATTTGCTTTTTGGATCAATATTTGATAACTGCCAAAAGCAGTTAGAAGATATAATCCCTAAGCATGGTCCTGGTCAAACTGCGGAATCTAAGTACGGTATTAACAAATACCGTTACCTGCAAGATTCATGGACTCTTCGCATTGAAAAATGCTTTAGGGCCGCTGATCATGCTTACTACAATTTGCATGATCTACATGATCTTACAGGGGGTACTTATGATTACTCAGTCATCCATCCCAGGGACGAACTTCCAATGAAGATCGTCCTTGTTCCCAAAACTGCCAAGACACCTAGAATTATTGCTATGGAGCCCATTGCTAAGCAATGGATCCAGCAATCAATTCTCTCACTTCTTGACCAAGAAATTGGTAAAGATTTGAGGTTAAAAGGTGTTGTTTCCTGGAGGGATCAGTCAAGAAATCGATCCCTCGCTTTATCAGGAAGCCGTGATGGCTCACTAGCAACGCTAGATCTTAGTGAAGCTAGTGACCGTCTACACGTTGGGATTGTCTCGAGGATGCTCCGTAATTACCCTTTATTAAGGGCAGCTATCTTAGCATCCAGAAGCAATCGAGCTGACTTTGAAGGAAGACAAATCCTCCTTCATAAGTTTGCCCCAATGGGAAGCGCTATGTGCTTTGCGATGGAGAGCCTTGCCTTTTTGGCAATTGTCGCCACAGCAATTTTATCAGAGCGCGGTGTTACTCGCCCAACGAGCAAGCTTCTTTCCGAAGCCCTCATTGGAGTCTCCGTATATGGTGATGATCTCATCGCCCCTACGGTATACGTTAATACCATCATCAATCACCTGGAGCTTTTTGGGCTCAAGGTGAACCTTAGCAAGTCTTTCTGGACTGGGATGTTCAGAGAATCTTGTGGCGGTGACTACTTTAGAGCAGTGGATGTTTCCATTCACCGACTCAAAGTGGATCCAGATGGAGGTATGAAGCCAGATCGCCTCATTTCGTGGATATGTACTCAGAATCAGCTTTTCCATGCTGGTTATGAGGTCACGGGTGAGTGGATGCGAAAGCAATTCCATGCACCCGCGAATAATATCCCCGTCACGTCCGGGTTTGTCTACATTAGTAGCAAGCAGGGTCGTGTAAAGGTGAACCATGACCTCCAGAGATTGGAGGTGCACGCTCTCGTGCCTGTTTTCAGGTCCCAGAACGTGTGTGGTTATGACAGAGAAATGCTTTTCCATTGGATGATTACCTCTCATCGTCGTAGACTTTACGGTGATGAACTGTTATCTCCACACGAAAAGCCTGTCATTTTGGCTGGCCGCCCGCAGATTGTTAGACTGCGGACTAAATTTGTAGCCTAGGCTACAGGGGTTACACCAATTGGTGTAATGGGCATTATGCCCAAGCAGGAGGC